CACAAGCCAAGGCAAAGAAAATATCCGCACGGAATAAGGCTAAGTAAATGCAAATTCAAACTGAAAATCGTTTCTATGTGTATGAGCATTTGCGCTTAGACACTGGTGCTGTTTTTTATGTTGGCAAAGGAACTGGAAAACGATGCACGGTGCGCAGCCACCATCACAGGAATGAATTCTGGCAAAGAACAGAAAAAAAGGCTGGTGGATTTACAGTTTGTATAGTTGCTAAAGATGTTGATGAAGAATTGGCTTTTCTTGTTGAGCAAGAACGAATCTCACAACTGCGTACAGTTGGAATTCGCCTATGCAACATGACGGATGGCGGTGATGGAACATCAGGATGGGTCAAAACACTGGAATGGCGCAAAAAGGTCGGTGCAGCCCATCTCGGAAAAACTGTCTCCAAAGAAACTAAAGCAAAATTGTCAGCATCTGCAATTGGTTATAGACACTCCGAAAATGCAAAGGCAAAAATGTCTGCATCTCGTTTGGGGATGCAAAACGCACTTGGTCATAAGCACTCAGAAGAAACAAAGCAGAAAATGAGCGAGGCCCATAAGGGGAACCAAAGCAGACTTGGGCAAATTAGGAGCTCAGACGAAAAAGCCAAGCAAAGCATTGCCATGAAAGGCAAAACTCAAGGAATTTTGATTTGCCCTCATTGTGAAAAGGCTGGCGGTAATTCAATGAAGCGTTGGCATTTTGAGAATTGCAAAGGGAAAACATAATGCAAATTCCCATTTTATCGGGGATATTTTCGGACAACACCCCAGAACTGCGGACATCGTACCCAGTGAACCTGATGCCTGTTCCAAAAGTGTCAGGCATCAGCAATGGGTTTCTGCGTCCTGGTGATGGCATTGTTGCCAATGGAACAGGCCCTGGCATTGACCGTGGCGGCATCAACTGGCGTGGCGAGTGCTATCGCGTAATGGGCACAAAACTGGTGGAGGTGTCCAGCAATGGCGCTGTGACCGTGCTGGGCGACGTTGGAAGCGGTGGGCTTGTGACCTTTGATTACAGCTTTGACCGCCTAGCCATTGCCAGCGGTGGGCGTTTGTACTATTGGGACGGGGCGCTAACGCAAGTAACAGACCCAGACCTTGGCTTAGTGTTGGACGTTGTGTGGGTAGATGGTTATTTCATGACCACCGATGGCGAGTTCTTGGTAGTTACCGAGTTGACAGACCCAACTCAGGTTAACCCGCTGAAGTACGGCTCATCAGAAATTGACCCTGACCCCGTGGTCGCTTTGCTCAAGCTGCGTAATGAGGTTTATGCGCTGAACCGCAACACCATTGAGGTGTTTGACAACGTAGGCGGCGACCTGTTTCCGTTTGCACGAATTGACGGCGCCCAGATTCAAAAAGGTGTTCTTGGAACGCAAGCCTGTTGCATCTACCTTGACCGAATCGCATTCTTGGGAAGTGGCCGCAACGAGGCACCAGCCATTTACGTCGGCGCAGCCGCAACAACGCAGAAACTCAGCACGCAAGAAATTGACAACCTGCTGCTGCAATACACCGAGGCGCAACTGACACTTGTCAAGCTCGAAGCACGCAACGACAAGAACCACCAGCACCTTTATATTCATTTGCCAGACCGAACAGTGGTTTATGACGCATCCGCATCCGAAGCACTGCAAGAACCTGTCTGGTTTACCCTAGCAACGACCGTTGTAGGATTCTCTCAATACCGAGCGCAAAACATGGTCTGGGCTTACGACAAGTGGCTTGTTGGAGATCCACAAAGCAGCGCCATTGGCTACCTTGTGCAGGACGTAGGCCACCATTGGGGGCAGCAGGTGCGATGGGAATTTGGCACGCTCATTGTTTACAACGAGAGCAATGGCGCTATTTTCAACGAGCTGGAGTTGGTCAGTCTTACCGGAAGCGTGGAACTTGGGAAGAATCCGCAGATCAGCACCAGCTACTCGCTGGATGGCAAGTCATACAGCCAAGAGCGCAGCATCTCGGTGGGCACGATTGGCAATACCAAGAAGCGTTTGGCATGGTTCCAGCAGGGTCACATGAGGAACTGGCGCATCCAGCGTTTCCGTGGCGATAGCGATGCTCATGTGTCATTCATCCGACTTGAGGCTCAGATCGAGCCACTGGCGTTTTAATGGCAACCACCTCTCGCAAGCTGAACCTGACCCGCGACCAGCTCGCGCAGTTTTTGACCGACCAGCAACAGATCAGGCAGTTTGAGTTGCTGTTTTCGACTGTCGACCAACTGCAAGTCATCACGGGAACAGACTTTGAATTTCAGGCTGACACCGCTGCCGCTACAGCCAACAGCGCACTTGCCCAGCTTGCAGCACTTGCCCAAGAATCGGCCATCAATTGTGCACTGGCTGAAAACAAAGCAAGCCAGGCTTTAGCATTGTTGGACAATCTGACCAAGGCCGTAGAAGGCTTGCAGATGACGCCAAGGGCAGATCAGCTTGATGCCCTTGCTAAAGCGATTGAAGGCTTGCAGATGGCTCCACCACCAAGGGAGTTCAAAAGGGCAAGATATGGCTCGTTTTACGACACCACCACCCAGATAGCCACCACCATCAACACAGCCAAGGCCATCACGTTTAACAACACAGATTTGAGCAATGGCGTGTTCATCGGAACGCCAACATCCCGCATCATTGTCGACAATGAGGGCATCTATAACTTTGACACATCGTTTCAGTTGGACAAGACCACAGGCGGCACGGATGAGTTTTATATTTGGTTTAGGCTCAACGGCACGGATGTGCCTGAGAGTGCAAGCCAGATCAGAATTCAGGGTAACGATGCAGAAATTTTTTCATCGCTAAATTACTTTTTTGCTCTCAAGGCCGGTGACTACATTGAAATGATGTTTTCAACAACCAGCCTCAGTGTGGAGTTGCTTTCCGTTGTGGCAACAGCCCCAGTGCCAGCCATCCCGTCCATAATCCTTACAGTTTCAAACAATATCGGAGGTGTACAGTGACCGTCATTATCAAAGTGCTAATTCCAGCAAAGCAAGCTGAGGCAAGCCAAACCACCCAATACACAGCAACCAATGTCAAGGCCATCATTGACAAGTTCACGGTGACAAATACCAGCGGCAACAATGTGACTTTCAGTTGCAATCTGGTCACTGTGTCTGGGTCAGCAGGCGCATCTAACTTGATTATTGATGCCCGAAGCCTTGTGCCAGATGAAACCTACTCATGCCCCGAGCTGGTAGGCCAGGCGCTTGATGTAGGCGGGTTTATTTCTACCATTGCCAGCGCAGGCACATCACTGACCATTCGCGCATCTGGCCGTGAAATCACATAAGGAGAACAGCATGGATAAATTTATGATGATGCCGAAGGGATTTATGGGCCTTCCAATGGAAGACGAGTTCATCACCACAGCAGAGAACAAAAAGAACTACGCCATTGCTGTGCAAGATTGGAACTATGGCCCTGAAATGCCGACCAACGAGTTGGGCGCAAACAAAGAGTTCTACACAGGTTTGGCAGAGGCCATGCAATGCGACGAAAAGGACGCAAGGCGTAAACACTGCTCCAATTGTGGCTACTACGACAACAGCTTGATGACTCAAGTACGGATCGAGCGCATCCCACTGGCATCCTACGACAAGGGCGCAGGCTTCCGTGGTCACTGCGAAAAACTCAACTTTATCTGCAACGATATGCGAGTTTGCCAATCGTGGGAAGACGATGAGTATGAAGATTAATCAGAATGTGCGAAAATCAAGCCGCTGAGTCTATCGGGCCACCAGCAGCTCACCCTGAAGAGGAGTTGTGCATGACTGATGGACTGCGAGAGAACCTGACAAAGGTTTTTATGCTGCCTACGCCAGCCGTAGAGTGGCTACTCATGGTCTTTGAAGCCATCCAAGTTTTTGATGATGTTGCCGATGGTGATTACATCCAGCGTACAGACCTCAATGCCACCATTTGGAACACGCTGGTAGGCATCAACCAAAACCAATTCTTTATTGTTAACAGTCACCATCTTGTGCCATTGCTGGCAACGATGATCCTGAAGTGGCAAGCCTCTGACACGGCAGAACGCCAAGGCCAAGCAGACGCTAAATCGTTCGGCTGGCGTGCTGGTTACTATGACCTGATTTTGATGACTGTCTCGCTTACGCATGGCGCTGGCTTTGCCACACAAAATGCCCATTTGGTCATGGCGCTTTATGGCGAGAAATTTGAAGACTACATGAAGGAGTTCGAAAATGCCTGATCCAATAACCGGCCTCATAGTTGGAGGCGCAGGCTTGATTGGTAGTTCAATGCAAGCAAGTGCTGCTAGTGATGCATCAGGTATTCAAGCTGCCGCATCAGAAGCAGGTATTGCAGAACAGCGCCGACAGTTTGATGCTTTGCAAGCCCTGCTGAAACCTTACACCGAAGCTGGTTTGCCAGCATTGGAGCAGCAACAGGCATTGATTGGTCTCAGAGGCCCAGAGGAAGAGCGTGCAGCCATTGAGCGCATCAGCGGTGGCGAGCGTTTCCAAGAACTGACCCGTCAGGGTGAAGAGGCTTTGCTGCAAAGGGCATCGGCCACTGGTGGGCTGCGGGGCGGCAACATTCAAGGTGCGTTGGCTCAATTTCGTCCGCAGATACTTAATTCATTGATTGAAGAGCAATATGGTCGTTTGGGTGGAATGACGTCACTCGGCCAGCAGTCTGCTGCTGGTGTTGGCGCTGCTGGTATGGAATCAGGTGTAAACGTAGCAAACCTGCTTGCCCAGCAAGGAGCAGCCCGAGCTGGTGGAGAACTTGGACAAGCCCAGGCTTACAGTGGATTGTTCAACCTGCCAGCCCAAATGTTGGGTTTCCAATATGCCGCAGGCGGTGAAGCTGGCCTGGGCTTTGGGTTCTAAAAGGTAAAAAACATGGCAACCATTAACCCATTCCAAGGCCCAATCAACTATACCGTTGATGTTCAAAGCCCATTTGAGGCCGCAATTGGTGGTTTTAAACTTGGTGCAGCAGGAGCAGAAGCACAAGCACAGTCCCAAGCGCGAGAGCAAGCAATGAAGGCTCAGACAGAGCTAAAAACTTTGTTTACAAACCCAAATGCAACCGCCGAAGATTTCGCTCGGGTTTCTGCATTTTTGCCAAAAGATCAAGCAGAAAGCGTGCGCAAGTCGTTTGACATGATGTCAACGTCTCAGCAACAGAACCGACTTTCACAATCTGGCCAAGTCTATACAGCCCTCAAATCTGGACAGCCTGAAATTGCTAAAAACTTGCTTAAATCGCAAGCGGACGCATTCCGAAATTCTGGCCGCGAGCAAGATGCAAAGGCAACAGAGACCTACTTGCAATTGATTGACATGAATCCAACAGGATCGCAAGCAACCATTGGATTGATGATGGCTACTTTGCCAGGCGGCAAAGAACTGCTTGAAAACATTGATAAAACACTGTCAACAGGCAGGGAAGAAGCCCAAGCGCCAGCAAAACTTGCCGAGCAAGTAGCTAAAGCAAGCGAAGCCGAAAGCAAAGCCCAATCAGCCGCCGTGG